CGTGAATCGGCTGCAACAGCATTTCCATCACTTGCTGAAAAGATTAAAAATGGAATTAACCTAAAAACTTTAGCGGATCCTTATATTCAGTCAATGAGCGATATCCTTGAAATTCCTGCATCATCTGTAGATTTGTTTGATCCTAATATTCGTAGTGCCCTGTCTTACACAATGAAAGATGGAGCTGTGGGAACTAAATCTATCTATGACTTTGAACGTGAACTCCGCAAAGACTCACGTTGGCAGTACACCGAGAAGGCTCGCAAAGAAGTTGCTGGAGCAACTATGCAAGTTCTTCGTGACTTTGGACTACAGGGGTAAATGATGGCAATAAAACAAACACCAGCAGCCTCTGCTGCAGCACTAGGACTTCCTGCTTCAGCATTAGTCAAACCAAAACCAACTCCTAAACCAACTCCAACACCAAAGCCAGTAGTAAAACCAGAAGTGCCATCAGTTCCAAAAGGGATTGCGTCCACCCTTGCTCAACTTGAGCAGGAAGGCACAGATGCCACAACTGCTATTAATACCGCTATAGCAGAAGCCAACACAGCAGCGGCTGCAGGAGATCTAGCGCTTGTAGAGGCAAAGGCAGAAGAAGAAAAAATAAAGCCTGGAAGTGGATCTACTAATCTTATTGCTCCAGATGGAACTGTGTTTCAAGATGCTACCGCATACGCTGCCTACGTTGGATATCTTTCAGATAAGCAATCAGCATTTGACATAAATAAGCGTTCAAGCCAATCAGCATTTGATCTAATGTATGCAGAGTTTGCTAACTATGGACTAGCATCTTTAGTAGAACCGCTACGCGGTTTAGTACAAAATGGTATTAGTGGAGATGAGTTTACTCTTCGCTTACGCGAAACTGATGCTTACAAAAAGCGTTTTGCCGCTAATGCAGAACGTATTGCTAAAGGATTAACTGCTCTTAGTGAAGGAGCATACCTTGCTAAAGAGGACGCTTACCAAAGCCTTATGCGCGAATACGAACTTCCAGAATCTTATTATGCCAAAGATTCATTAGGCACCCAAGCTGGATTTCAAAAGTTAATTGCTAACGATGTTTCAGCAGTCGAACTTCAAGACCGATTGATTCAGGCTAAAGATCGAGTCATCAATACTAATCCAGAAGTAGCGGCTTCACTTAAAGCGTTCTATCCAGAAATCCGCGATGGCGACATTCTTGCTTATGTGCTAGATCCACAAAATGCACTTAAAGATATTCAACGCAAAGTTACAGCCGCCGAAATTGGCGGAGCAGCACGTAGTCAAGGTCTTACAACTGGAGTCTCACGCGCCCAAGAACTTGCTGGATTTGGCGTAACTAAAGCAGCAGCTACTACTGGTTATTCTACAATCGGTGCTGGACTACAGCGTGGTTCAGAACTTGCTTCCATCTACGGTGAATCACCGTATACCCAAGCAACTGCAGAATCAGAAGTATTCAAACTTTCAGGACAACAAGAAGCACGAAAGCAACGCCAAAAGGTTACTGGACTTGAGAAGGCCACCTTTGGTGGTAAATCAGGTCTTACAACTGGAGCGTTAGCACGAGACCGCGCAGGCGGAATATAATAGACCTACTTTAAGCCGACCGGACTTAAAGAGCGAAACCTAAAACCGGTAGTCAGAGCCATACCCAATCCCCATTGGAATATGAGGCTGGCGAAATCAACTAACTGATAGGGAGATGGACTATGTCCAATTACGAGTACGAGGATGACGACGACGATATCACTACAAACGATTCGTCGAATGACCTTGTAAAGCAACTACGCAAAGCCTCAAAGCAAAAGGATAAAGAACTGCAAGAACTTCGTTCTCAGTTTGAATCTTTGAGCAAAGGCCAACGCGAACGAGCAATTAAGGATGTCCTCGCAACTCGCGGGGTAAATAGCAAGATTGCTTCATTTATTCCGCAGGACATTGACCCAACTGAAGAGTCACTGTCTAAATGGTTGGATAACTATGCCGATGTATTTGGCATTGACTCCGGCCAAACCCAGGCAACACCTAATGTAGATCCAGCTCAAGCGGCTGCGTATAAGAGAATGACTAACACTGCAGATGCTGGCTCATCGCCAGAACATAACGCAGATATAATGCAAAAACTTCTCAATGCAAATAGCCGTGAAGAACTAGATGAAGTCATTAGATTGTCTGGACTCTAACATCCGATCCTAAACGAAAGGCTAGACCCAAATGGCTATCCCAACAGGTACCCCTACCTCTAGCTCGACGATCAGCAACCTAGTACAGGCCGCATACGACCAATATGTCAGAATGGCGCTTCGCTCCATTCCTGTTATGCGTTCTCTCGCTGACGTCAAGCCAGTGCAACAGGCAATGCCAGGATCATCAGTTGTATTCTCAATCTATTCAGATTTAGCACAAGCTACTTCTACATTGACAGAAACATCAGATGTATCTTCCATTGCTCTTGGTAATCCTTCACAGGTTACAGTAACTCTGAACGAATACGGTTCAGCAGTAACAACAACAAAGAAGTTAAACCTAACTTCATTCAACGATGTAGACTCAGCACTTGCTGACATCATCGCGTACAACGCAGCAGATTCGATTGACAACGTAGTAGGTCAGGTCCTCTCAGCAGGAACTAACGTAATCTACTCAAACGGTCCATCAGGAACTACTCCAACCATCATCTGCAGTTCTAGCAGCAGATACAATGACAGTTGCAGATATCCGCAACGCCGTTGTATCACTTCGCACAAACAAGGCATTGCCTCGTATGGGTGAACTATATGCTGCATACCTACACCCACGTCAGTCAGCCGATCTTCGCGCTGAAACAGGCACCGGTGGATTCCAGGAACTAACAAAGTACGTAGAGCGTACACCGTTCGTTGCTGGTGCAGTAGGCGTTATCGAAGGCGCTTTCATCGTTGAGACACCACGTGTTCTTAACGGTCTAAAGCTAGCCGCAGGTATCTCACCTACAACAACTATCACCAACGTTGCATTGACATCAAACGTTGTAACAGTTACAACAGCAGTTGCTCACGGTCTTGGTGTAAACCAGATCGTAACAGTTGCTGCTACAACTAACACAGCTATCAATGGTACATATACCATTGCATCTGTTCCAACAACAACAACATTTACCTATTCACTAACAGCATCTAACATCACATCAGTTGCTGACACAGGTACTGTTACATTTACCAACAACTACCGCGCAATCGTCGCAGGTCGTGAAGCATTGGCTGAAGCACAGGCTGCAGATATCTCAACCGTTATCGGTCCAGAGATTGATGCACTCCGTCGTTTCCGCACAATCGGTTGGTACTACTTCGGAGGCTTTGCACGCCTTCGTGAAGCAGCGCTCTATCGCATTGAGTCTGCAGCAACAAACGGATAATTCCGCTAGTGCAACGGCAGGGGTGGGGTCAAACCCACCTCTGTCACTTAGGAAAGGTTTGATATGGCATATACGTTAACAACACCCTACCAATGGCAAACTTGGGGCGCAGGCACTGGTGAGTTCACCAAGTACTCACGCCTTGCTGGTCGCCGGTTTAACGGTGGAACTATTGACGGTGCTATTCCAATCAGCCTTACAGATGTAGCACGTGGTCAAACACTTATTGTCAACGGAACTACAGTCACAGCAACCCTAACTCCTAGTCAGGATGATCTAGCAGCAGCTAGTTACTATTTCCTTGGCGGTCACGAGTACGAGATTAGTGATGGACAAGCACAGGTTCTTATTGATGCTGGCTACGGCGATTATGTGACACCCGTAGTATGAGTTTACATAGACGCACAACGCATCCTGAATATGTAGAGGATTGTTTTGGTTGCAAAGTTGGAGAACTAGAGTTGAGCGTAGGCGTGGCAAACCACAGAGAACTGCCTACTGCTAAGCAGCACGATAAGGAATTACAGTCTTATTATGATGCAACAAGACAGGGCATAGAACCGCGTTCAACAAAAAGTAAAGATATAGATGCAGCAGTTAAACTTTCCAACGAGGCTGGCAAGGCTTTTGATGGAATCTCAATGACCTTCAAGAACTAAGGAGTAATAATGAACCAGAACGGTATGGAAACAACTGCTATGGAACAGGATGAAAACATCCCTGCTTACGCACCAGCAGATAAGCAATATCCAAATGCAGCAAAGTATGCAACATACGAATCACTACAAACCGGAGCAATGGGAAAGGCAGCAAAATGAAGAAGAAGCCAATGGCAGGAATGTGCAAGAAGTGCGGTAAGTCAAAGAAAGCGTGCAAGTGCTAATGAACAAGGCCGCTAAGAAAGCAAAGATCTCTAAGGTAATGAAAGAGTTTAAGGCGGGAACGCTGAACTCTGGTTCTAGCAAAGGACCAATCGTTAAGGGCAAGAAGCAAGCGATTGCTATTGCACTATCTTCAGCAAAGATGTCTAACAAGAAAATGGGTAAGAAGAAGTAAATGGCAAAGTCTCCAGCGTGGCAAAGAGCAGAAGGCAAGAACCCAAAGGGTGGCCTTAACGCCAAGGGTCGTGCCTCTGCTAAAGCGCAGGGGATGAACCTAAAGCCTCCAGTCAAAAAGGCTGAGGCTGCTAAATCACCCAAATCTGCAGGACGACGCAAGTCTTTCTGTGGTCGTATGTGTGGGATGAAGTCCAAATTAACTTCTGCTAAAACAGCAAAAGATCCAAACTCTAGAATAAACAAGTCGCTTCGCGCTTGGGATTGTAGTTGCAGATGAAAAAGAAAGTAGCATTTTGGGATACAAAAAATCCTAAAACAAAGTCAAAGACCCTGACCCCTGCACAAAAGGCGTCAGCAAAAGCAAAGGCTAAGGCCGCAGGACGTCCTTACCCAAACTTAATAGATAACGCAGCAGCAGCTCGCAAAAAGAAGTAAGGAGATATAGGTGGCACTAGGAGTAGCAGGAACAACTTTATTAGATGAACTTAACCGTTTGGCTAATGGTGGCACCTATCGAGCAGCATCTGCAATGGTAGGGCGAGCATTAGCTGCCCGTCAATGGGCAGTACAACGTTCAGTATCAACAAATTTAACAGACACAGTAGGAGTATTAAATGCGATTAAAGGCACGACTAGCACCAATCGCCTTGACCTTGCTGGCGTATGCAACGCTCTCGCTGGTACTTCTCAACTACCTGCAGCGCAGGCTCTCAGAGGAATCTCATCTTGAGTGCCAAATTTAATTTAATCTGCGAACAGGCAACCACATTTAATTTTCAATTCTCGATCAACAACGACGCTGTTCCAATCAACCTTACTGGTTACACCGGAACTATGACAGTGCGCCCATTTGTTGGGTCTAGCACTACTACTGTAACTGCTACTACTACTAATGGCTATATGGTTATTACTGGTGCCACAGGAACTGTTACCGTAACTATTCCTGCATCTGTTACAACAGATTTTACTCCTAGTCGTTATTCATATGATCTAGTTTTAACTACTGGATCTACTACAACTAGATTCCTTGAAGGCTTATTTATCGTAACGGGGGCTGTAACACTATGACAACTTATGTAGTTATTGAATCCATAACCCCAAATCAATCTTTAGTATTCTCAGCACAGCAAGGTCCACAAGGCGCCGTAGGTGCAAGTGGTGCAACAGGTCCTAACGGTGTAACGGGCGCTACTGGACCTACAGGTGTTACTGGTCCAACAGGAGTTACTGGCCCATCTGGTGCTACTGGAGTTACAGGACCGACAGGCGTTACTGGTGCTACTGGCCCAACAGGTGTTACAGGACCAACGGGTGTTACTGGTCCTTCTGGAGCAACAGGTGTTACTGGTGCAACAGGTGTTACTGGTACTGCCGGTTATACCGTTCTTAGCGGTGCGGTAGATCCGACAACACAAGGCGTTAATGGCGACTTTTATATCAACACAGCAACTAATAAAATCTTTGGTCCTAAAGCTGCAGGTGTTTGGCCTACTGGCGTTAATCTTGTTGGACCTACTGGTGCAACAGGACCTACAGGTCCTACTGGACCTACAGGTGCAACTGGTGTAACAGGTGCTACAGGACCTGCTGGATCTTTATCAACAGCACTACCGCAAGCATTGGGAACAGCATCAGCCGGTGTTGGAACACTTGGTTCTAAAGATGACCACGTTCACCCAACTACAGGTGTTGGTCTAACTGCTAACCCATTATCACAATTTGCTGCAACTACTTCTGCTCAACTAGCAGGTGTTATCTCAGATGAGACTGGCACTGGTTCTGCAGTATTTGCAACAAGTCCTACATTAGTTACTCCAGTCCTTGGCACGCCAACATCTGCAACTCTTACAAATGCCACTGGTCTTCCTATATCTACTGGCGTATCTGGTCTTGGCACTGGTGTTGCTACCTTCTTGGCTACACCAAGTAGTGCAAACCTAGCCTCAGCTCTAACAGATGAAACTGGTACGGGAGCAAATGTATTTGCTACATCACCAACTTTAGTTACTCCAGTTCTTGGTACGCCAACATCCGTAACATTAACTAATGCTACTGGCTTACCTATCAGCACAGGCGTATCTGGTCTTGGTACTGGAGTTGCCACATTCCTTGCTACTCCATCATCTGCAAACCTAGCAACGGCAGTAACAGATGAGACTGGAACGGGATCGTTAGTTTTTGGTACCAGTCCTACTATTACTACACCTAAAATTGGCTGTACTTATAGCGCTAAAACTGCTGCCTATACCTTTGCCAGTGGTGATGAAGGCAATATCTTCTCAATGAATAATGCTGCATCAGTGCAGTTTAATATTCCAACAGATGCCACATTCAACTTTGCCGTAGGTACTGAATTTACAGTCTTCTGGATTACAGGTGCAGGACAGCCAACTATTGGGGCTACAACGCCGGCAACCACAACGGTCATTTCAACAGGAGCTACTAGCGCCACACCGAAACTACGTGTAGCCAACTCTGGCGCAACTTGTAAGAAACTCGCCGCTAACTCTTGGATTGTTTTTGGAGATTTAGCGTAGACTTGTGGTATGAGATTCCACGTAATAAGCCTGCCACATACCCAAACAACTAAAGCCTACGTCAACTGCGCCTATACCGAAAAGGTAAGACGCTTTTGTATAATGATGAAGAACTTAGGTCATACGGTCTATCTCTATGCTGGAGATGAGAACGAAGCACCGTGTGACGAGTTAATCACCTGCATCACTAAAGAACAGCAGGATGAAGCGTTAGACGGTAAGCACTACACCGAAGCTGCATTTGATAACAACCTACCACATTGGCAAATCTTTAATAGCAATGCCATAGTTGAACTTGGCAAGCGCTTACAACCAAAAGACTTCATCTGCCTTATTGGTGGTTACTCACAGAAGCCTATTGCAGATGCTTATCCAGAGTATATGAGCGTTGAGTTCGGTGTTGGTTACGGTGGAGTCTTTAGCAAATACAGAGTCTTTGAATCCTATGCTTGGATGCACAGTATCTATGCAATGTTTAAGGATCCAACGTTAGTAGATGGCAACTTCTATGATGCGGTGATACCTGGTTATTTAGAACCAGAGATGTTTCCGCTACAAGAAAAGAAAGAAGATTACTATCTATACGTAGGACGTATGGTAGATCGCAAAGGTTTAGTTGTAGCACAGCACGTCTGTAAAGAACTTGGTCTTAAACTGATTATGGCAGGACCGGGTACTAACCCAAAGATTGAATATGGTGAATGGGTAGGACCTGTCGGGCCTGAAGAACGAGCAAAGTTAATGGGTGGTGCTATTGCCCTATTTGCTCCAACACTTTACATAGAACCTTTTGGTAATGTGGTAATCGAGGCGCAAGCCTGCGGAACTCCGACAATTACTACTGACTGGGGAGCCTTTACAGAGACTAATCCAAATGGTGTTACTGGATACCGTTGCAGAAATGCAATGGAGTTTGCAGTAGCAACAGAGTGGGTCAAGGACCTAGACCCAGTTGCAATACATAAGAGAGCAGTAGCGTTGTATTCACTAGATGCTATTGCACCACAATACGAACAATACTTTGCAAGACTGCTGACTCTATGGGGAGATGGCTGGTATGAGAGGAAATAATGCCAACACTTAGCGATATGATAGATGAGGTTCGCTCATCTCTAGCAGGTTATACCCTGCGCCAAGACAGAATAACCTATCTAAATAGTGCTATAACATCTACCGATACCGCTATTCCTATTGGCTCAAGTGCTAACTTAGCCAAAGGTATTATCGAAATTGATAGTGAACTAATTTGGGTTGATAACTTTAGCCAAGCAAGCAGCACACTTAACGCAGCTCCAGGCTTTGGTCGTGGCTATCAAAATACACCAGCCTCACCACACGCACAGTATGCACAGATTACTCTTACTCCAACTTTTCCAAAGGTAATGATTCAAAAGGCTATCAATGATGTTATCAATAGCCTCTATCCTAAACTGTGGGCAGTTAACTCAACCACCTTTACTTTTAATGCAAGCCAGACAACTTATCCGTTACCTGATGATCTTGAATCAATCTTGTATATGTCTTGGCAGACAACAGGTTCTAGCCAAGAATGGTTGCCAATTAACCGTTGGCGCGGCGACCAGATGGCAAATGTTGCTACCTTTAATACGCAGAACACAGTAAATATTTACGAAAATATCCAACCCGGACGAACAGTACAGGTGTGGTACACAACTACTCCTAATACTTTAGATAACCCAACAGATGACTTTGCAGATGTAACAGGACTACCTGCATCATCTGTTGAAGTAGTAATTCTTGGCGCATCTTACAAGTTGCTTTCATATGTAGATGCTGGTCGTATTAACCTAAGTTCAGCAGAGGCTGACCTTAATGATACCAAAATTCCAAGCACAGCAGGTGTTGCCTCATCTCGTTATATCTTTGCTCTGTATCAACAAAGACTAAATGAAGAAGCAATGAAACTGCAAGATAAATATCCAATCCGTATCCACTATACAAGCTAAGGCAAATAAATGACTAGACAATATTCAAGCATTAGCGTTGAGACAACGCTGGCTAGTAGCATTAACACAACCGCTACTACTGTAACAGTGGCAACGGGTACTGCTACCGCTTTAATGGGTGGTATTACACTTGCTGCTTCTAACGCCGATATATTTACAGTTGCACTAGATGCAGATACAGTCAATGAAGAAATTGTATATGTAACAGGTGTCTCTGGTGATACGCTAACTATCAGTCGAGGTCAGGCTGGCACTGGAACTGCTGGAGTATCTGGCATATCACATACCGCCGGAGCATCTGTCAAACACGTACTTACTTCATCTGACTTAATCTTCTTCCGTAACAACGCCTCACCTGTAACATCCTTTGGATTTAGCGGATCTACTTCTGGTACTACTACAGTCCAAGCAACTGCTATTGCTGGCACTACAACGCTTACGCTACCCGCTGCAACCGATACTTTAGTAGGTAAGGCAACTACAGATACGCTTACTAACAAGACTTTAACTAGCCCAACAATTAACACACCTAAGATAACAATAGACTTTAACGCTCAAACTGGTACAACGTATTCTCTGGTTGCCTCAGATCAGGACAAGTTAGTAACGCTAAGCAATGCTTCCGCTATTACTTTAACGGTGCCACCATCAGTCTTTAGCGCTGGACAGTTAGTAAACATTCAACAGATTGGCGCAGGTCAAGTAACCTTGGCAGCAGGATCGGGCGTGACTATTACTTCAACCGGTGCAACATCTGCAGCTCCTAAATTACGAACACAGTATTCTGCAGCCACAGTAGTCTGTACTGCAGCCAATACATTTACGGTGATTGGAGACTTGTCCTAATGCCAATTCTAGGAATTATGGCTTCGGCAGTTGTAAAAAAATCCGTTGTCACTGGTGGAACTTTGACTTCGGATGCTACATACTATTATCGTACTTTTACGGCAAACGGCACTTTGGGAATTACAGACGCAAATTTGACGGCTGATATTTTAGTTATTGCAGGTGGCGGTGGCGGCGGTGCGTGTTATGCAGGCGGCGGTGGTGCTGGTGGATTTTTACCTTTTACAGGGCAAAGTTTAGGGGTAGCAAATCACACGGTAACCATTGGCGGCGGCGGCGCTGGTGCGGCTCACGGTTCTTATTCAAACGGTACGGTCGGCGTAGACTCACAATTAGGTTCATTAACTTTAGTTAAAGGCGGCGGCTACGGTTCCGCTTTTGGCGCAGGTGGTACAGGCGGTTCAGGTGGCGGTGGCGGTGGAGATGGTAGTAATCGCGCAGGTGGTAGCGCAACTGCAGGACAAGGTTACTCGGGTGGAAATGGAACAACTACTGGCTGGCCAACTAACGGTGGCGGTGGCGGTGGCGGTGCTGCTGCTGCTGGGTCGCAAGGTTCAGGCGGCGGTGGTAACGGTGGAACTGCATCATCAGCATATTCATCTTGGGCTTCAGTAACGAGTACAGGAGTTTCAGGTGCTTACGCAGGTGGCGGTGGCGGTGGCAACGGTGGCGGTTCTGGACAATCTGTTGGTTCAGGTGGCGGTGGCGGTGCAACAGCAGGTACATATTCGGCTAACGATGCTTCTAATGCAACCGCGAATACTGGTTCAGGTGGCGGTGGCGGTGGCAATGTTGAAGGCGGCAGTGGACAAACAGGCAAGGGCGGTAACGGCGGTTCAGGTTTAGTTATTGTCCGTTACTTAAAGACGGCGGTTTAATTATGGCTCATTGGGCGGAATTAGATAAAAACAATAAAGTTATCCGAGTTTTAGTTGGCGATAACAATGACCCTAATGGTGATGAAGGCTATCAATGGTTGCTTGATAATCTTGGCGGCACGTGGGTCAAAACTTCTTGCAACAACAATATTCGTGGCACATATGCAGGAATAGGTTATTCATATAACGAAGAAGAAGATATTTTTGTAACACCTCAGCCTTATCCATCTTGGACACGTAACGGTTCATTCTGGCAAGCACCAACTCCAATGCCCGAAGATGGAAAAAAGTATATCTGGGTAGAGGCTGACCTTAACTGGCAAGTACTGCCAACCGAATAATTGGACACGCTACTTACCGATATATTCCCGTTAGCACGGGATATAGATGATGCAATAGATGAAGCAGAAGAACAAATTTACTAAGGAGATACAGTAGCAACTCTCTACGGAATCCTTTAGAAAGGGATACAAATGACAACAAAACCAACAGCAATAGAAGTTAACTGCGAAACAGGCGAAGTAGTAGAACGCCCACTCACCGCAGCAGAAATAGCACAGCGTGAAGCAGATGCAGCAGCCTATGCAATAGCAAAGGCAGAAGAAGAAGCAGCAGCGCAAGCAGCAGCAGCAGCCAAGGCATCAGGTCAGGCTAAGTTGGCAGCACTTGGTTTGACTGCAGAAGAAATTGCAGCACTGTCTAACTGAAGACCTATTCCCGCTAGCGCGGGATGTTGATGATGCAGTAGATGAAACAGAATTACAAATATACTAAGGAGTAGATAATGTCCTATGGCTCAGACGTGACCGAGGGAATCCCGTATGTGCTCTCCAACCCTGCAGGATCTACTACTTACACTCCAACTGGACCCGCCTACGAAGTAGCCTTTGCTGCGCTACCGTTCTTTCTTGCTAACTCCGATGAGCAACCATATCGTCGAGTAACAGCTCAGTACCGCAAGCAACAAGTTGACCAAACGCGAGAACCTGGTGAGCAGACACTCACCGGTTGGTGGGTCAGATCTCAATCCTCGTTCCACTTAGGAGCGGGGATTAAGTATTTTGAACCTATTCAAGAAGAGTCACTGCGCTTTCAGTACACAGAATCTAAAGGTATAGATGTCTGGACTAGAGGACAAGCAACTCTGCTAAATGCTACAGCTTCATTTAACGCAGGATCTGCAGCGCCACAACTTATAGGCGTCAACGATGGCACCAATGACTGCATTATTATTACAGACGGATCAGCGTTAAAGAAGATTACAACTGGTGGTACATCAAGTACTTATACCCAAACTGGCACAGCATCTACTATTTACAGCCTGACTACTAATGGCAAGCAGTATTTCTTTATCAATGGTACACACGTACACCGAGGCAATCTTGCTGGAACTACAAGCGATACTGAAATCTATAACGCATCTAGCACCACTCGTGCCACAATCCGCTATGTAAAGCAGCGTCTTATTGCTGCTATTGGTAACAAGATTTATGAACTAGATGCTAATAACGCATCTGGTGCTTTGCCTTCTGCTCTCTATACACATCCAAATACATCTTGGGTATGGTCAAGCATTGCAGAAGGACCACAGGCTATCTACATTTCAGGATACGATCCAAACGGTACTTCATCATCTGTCTTTAAGATTACCCTTGATGCTACAGTTCCTAACTCTTTAGGTTTTCCAACTCTTAATACACCTACTGTAGTTATTGATATGCCAAGTGGTGAATATATCAATGACTTTGATGTATACCTTGGTACCTATGCTGTCCTTGCTACTAGCGCAGGATTTAGAGTAGGTATATCTGATGCAAATGGAGATATCCAGTATGGACCGCTGCTCTTTAGAGATGCTGCCTGTACCGCCATTGCCTTCAAAGATAGTTATGCCTACCTTGCTACAACGGTAGACGGTGAAGCAGGTCTAGTTCGTACCGATTTATCTACAACTGTTATCGCTAACGCTTTGTATTTTCCTTGGGCTTGGGATCTGGTAGCCTCTGGAACTAGCGCAACCGCATCTCAGGTTGCCTTCTTTGGCAACTCAGATCGAGCAGCATTTGCTACAGGTAATACTATCTATGCTGAATCTACAACTAGCCTAGTAGCAAGTGGTTACTTACGTACTGGTTATATCCGCTACAACACACTTGAGACTAAGATTTACAAACTGCTGCAAGCTCGTATAAATACAACTAATGGTGGTATTGCTATTGAATCTGTTGATTCAAATGATACTACATACAATATTGGTACCTTTTCGCAAGGTGAAACTGTTACTGAAATTAACGTAAACTATCCAACTACTTCACAAGAGTATCTTGGCTTTAAGTTTACTATGTCTAGATCATCTACTGATGCTACCAAGGGGCCACTGTTTACTGGCTATCAGTTGAAGTCACTGCCAGCAGTACCGCGTCAGCGCCTAATCCAATACCCAGTCTTCTGCTATGACCACGAGAGCGACAAATTTGGCAACGAAGTAGGATATGAAGGATCTGCCTATGCCCGTATGTCTCAACTAGAGGCTATTGAAAATGTTGGTGACACTATCCGCGTTCAGGATATGAGAACCGGTGAGTCATATCTTGGCATCATTGAAGAGATGGACTTTATGAATAAAACTCCAGAGGATAAAAGATTCTCTGGATTTGGCGGCACACTCCTAGTTACGATACGGACAATCTGATGACAGCGCAAGATTATGCAACACTAACAGTTGCTGTAATGACTATATTTGGTGGCTTTGCCACTGGAGTTAGATGGATGGTCAAGCACTACCTTAATGAATTAAAGCCCAATGGTGGCAGTTCGATAAAGGACTCCGTCCAAAGACTAGAACAACGCATTGACGATCTGTATAAACTAATAGCGGAGAAGTAATGAGCCAGCGTAATCAATTCCTTATGGCAGCTCGTGCCGAGATTGGCACAGTCGAAGGACCGAAAGACAATGAAACTAAATACGGAGCCTTTACCAAGGCCAACTTTCTACCTTGGTGTGGTTCCTTTGTTATGTGGTGCGCCAACCAAGTTGGCTTAAAAATTCCAAACGTAGTATCAACTACTGATGGAGCAACAAAGTTCCAAGGTATAGGCCGTTGGGCTAACGCAGAAACTGCTAAGCCTTCCCCCGGTGATCTTGCGTTCTTTGACTTCCAAGAAGGGGGCAACCCTGTTGACCACGTTGGAATCGTTGTCCGTGATAACGGCGACGGAACAGTAACTACCATTGAAGGCAACACTTCAGGCGATAAGAAAAAGTCTACAAGTGAGCGCAATGGTGGGGAAGTTGTACAGAAGGTTCGTGCCTACCGTACAAGTAACAAAAAGAACTTAAAGAACTTCATCGTTGGCTTCGGTTCCCCGAAGTTCAAAGACTAAGGAGAGTAAATGAACGCAAAGATGAAATCAATACTCGCAACATATCTTCGTGCAGGAGTAGCGTCAGTAATTGCGCTATACCTAGCAGGAGTTACAGATCCAAAGGCTTTAGCATCAGCAGGTATTGCTGCTATTGCAGGTCCACTACTCAAAGCACTAGACCCAAAAAACACAGAGTTTGGTCGTGGTGCTAAGTAATTAGCCCATAAGCGCGAGGCAACCGCCCCCTGCTCAGGAGAAATCCTGGGTGGGGGGCTTCTTTTTTTATGCCCTTTTAAGGCAGGAAAGATGGCGAGTTGCGACACTTTCAGCGTTAGGTAGGGTGATTGTATGGGTAGCAGGTACTTATCGCCTCAACTCAAGGTTGATTTACTTTTGTTATCTTAAAATATGCCAGAGTCACTATCGTTATTTAAGTGTGTCTTTAATCGGTGGCAGTTAGCACAAAGGGTCTGCAGGTTTGATGGGTCGTTGTTCCAACGATCACCGTCTATGTGGTCTACATCAAGCTGGCTGCTATGTTCAGGCACAAAGCCACAATGCAGGCAGGTGTCCTGTTTGTGGACTGCATACGGGTACTGGTTCTTCTGTATGTTTCTTTTATAGACCGCATTGCAGCGGAAGCGACCAGCGGGAGTTGAGTTCTTTTTATCTCTAACCTTTATCTTAGTTGGACCACAAACCGAGCAGATTGCTCTGCGTGTATCAGGATCTATCTCAGATAACTTGTGATTCATCTTTGTCCACCGGACAAGGAACTCGGACTAAATTGCCACAATTTACGCAGGTAGCGTCAAGGAAATACCAGACTAACTCGTAGTCATTAAAGGCTGCCATAACACTGAAGACCTGCGACCCACAAGGACATACGTGGATGGGTCCTAACTGTCTTAAATCGCTGCCAAAAGGCTCAGGAAGGGTATCGTAGTGCGCCTTACGGCGCAGGAATTTAGGCATAACAAAGGGGTGCAACCGCATTGCCCGGCACGGCTCCTTCCTGTGGTCAGTCGCCTCTCAGCTTCGCTTCGGCCCTGTAAAGGGCCGCCCCGTAATTCGCCTTACGGCTCATATTGTAATCTCCGCTAGTGTCGCTACGCGACGACACGCCGATAGGTGATAAGATTTATTTATGACAACTCTGATAGGAATCCAAGGACCTGACTTCGTAGTCCTTGCCGCTGATAGTCAAATCACCGATAACGATCAGCGCGTTATCAGTACGCAAACGCCCAAGATTGTGCGTGTGGGTAAGTATATTCTCGGCGTCACCGGTGACTCACGCCCTGGCGATATCCTTACCTATAATTGGAAGCCTCCGATATACAAGGGAGGCGACCCCGTTGAGTGGATGGGCAAGAAGATAATCCCAAGTATCCAGACAGCATTTAAGGAAAATGGATATGAGATGGATAAGGAAGCGAGCTACTGCTATCTACTTGCTTTTGATTCTATGCTGTTCTCAATAGGGCAAGATTTATCGTTTAATGCAAGTGAGCACGGTCTATTCACCGCAGGAAGCGGCGGTCCTTATGCACTCGGTTACCTTTATTCTTTGAAACCACACTCCTACAAGAGCCTTCTGATGGCAAAGGTTGTAGCAGAAAAGGCGATAAAGATCGCGTCGGTTCTTGACATCAATACCTGTCCACCGATTCAATTAGTTACTCAACAGAGAGGGTGGGAAGAATGATTAAATTCTTGTTCGGTTTGCTAATTGGTTTCGTCGGGGCTTATGCTTTCGACTATTGGCTTACAAAGAGGGATGAGCGATGAACTATAAAGAACTGCTACAAAATATAAAGAGTAAGAATTACAGGGAGAGTCGCACGTTAGAGACTCCATACATTGCACTAAATGCAGTAATGGAATTGTGTAAGGATTGGAAAGATCTAGGCAGTACCACTGTGCCTATTGAAGATATTATTGCTGCCATAGAAAAGGAACTTCCGTGATTACAGATCCAAAGGAACTGCTACTGCACGTACTGCACTCTAAAGATGCAGGGCGTGACCGTAGCAAGCAGACACAGGTAGGACCATCAGAGATTGGTGGTTGCCGGCGTAAGGTCTGGTACCGACTTAACGGTCAACCAGAGACAAACGATAACCAGTCAAAGCTCGCAGCAATTATGGGTACTGCTATCCACGCAGCCATTGAAGATGCAATTACCACGCTAGATCCAGAAGGTAAGGATTACCTAGTCGAAACTCCAGTTGAGTACGGCGATATGAAAGCACACGTTGATTTATTTGTACCAGGTATTGGTGCAGTCATTGACTGGAAGACTAGCAAGGTCAAGAACCTTTCATACTTCCCAACAGCGCAACAACGCTGGCAGGTACAGGTCTATGGCTACTTGCTATCTAAGAATGGTCACGAAGTTAAGACAGTTAACTTGGTAGCCATTGCACGTGATGGTGACGAACGAGATATAAAGGTTCATTCAGAACCCTATGATGAAGTCTCAGCGCTTGAAGCGTTACAGTGGTTGACTAATGTAAAGAACTTAACAGAGGCACCAGCTCCTGAGAAGGATGCCAACTTCTGTAAGAGTTACTGCCAGTACTATGACGCATCCGGTCAGATGGGTTGCGTAGGTTTAATAAAAGAACGTATCGTCCTTAGTGAAGTCGTGATTGAGGACGCACAAGTTGACACCCACGCATTGAAGTATCTGCAGTTAGATGAGAAGATCAAAGAGTTAGAGAAAGAAAAGGATTCCTTGAAGTCATCCTTCGAGGGAACTACTGGCGTAACTGCTAGTGGTATTCAGATCAGTTGGACTTCTGTTAAAGGTCGTGAGACAGTTGACTCTGAACAAGTAGAAAAACTATTAGGCTTTGTACCAAAAGTTATTGGTAAAGAGTCTATTAGATTAAACATCAAACCAAGTGGAGGAAAGTAATATGTCAGCACCCGATACAACTAAGTTCCAGGTTAACTATAAGTTAGCCGACGGAACTCTTATCAATCTGTATGCAGCAAGTGTTACAGAACTTGAAAGCGGATTAGCAGATCTTGCTATGAACGCACTTAACATTCGTGCTACTGGTAATGAACTATCAGGTGGATCAACGCCGGTAGCAGCGCCAACAGTGGCAGCAGTTGCTGCATCATTTAATGCAACACCAGTTGCAACGGCTGCACCAGCAGGTGGAGAGCAGCAATGTCGTCACGGAGTAATGGCTTTCCGTTCAGGTACATCAGCTAAAGGACCTTGGAAGGGGTATATGTGTGCTGCGCCAAAGGGTGCAACAGACAAATGTGACACTATCTGGATTCGATGACCTGTGCGCGATCCAGGGTTCTACGAGAACCCTGCTTGCGCTTCAGTCGGTGGTGATTTCTGGTTTCCAGAGAAGGCATCTGATTCAGTAGATATAGCAGTAGCAAAGTCTATTTGCAAAGGTTGTCCACACCGCATTGAATGTGCAGAGTGGGGCATAAGGAATGAACGCTTTGGAATCTGGGGCGGTCTATCAGAGAACGCAAGAACTAGAATCCGTAGTAAAAGAAATATAAAAGGAGAAGACGTTGCTTGACTTATCACGCGCTTGGAGTGGGGTGCTTACCAAAGCAACACCACTACCTGACGTGTGGCAGGCGCTGTCAGCTAAGCAGATTAAGTTCCGGCGAGGACAAGTCTGTATGGTAGCTGGCGCACCTAACGCTGGTAAGTCTATGTTCGCACTTGTCTATGCAATGAAGGCAAATGTATCAACGCTTTTCTTTTCAGCAGATACAGATACCACAACTGTAATGATGCGAGTAGCGTCAGTTACTTCGGGTCATTCACAGGTATCGGTGGAGTCAAACTTATCTAATGATAAGCACTACTACGATAAACACTTTATCAAACTTAATCATATTAAATGGGTCTTTGATTCGTCGCCGTCACTAGACGATATCGAATTAGAGATCAAAGCATACGTGGAGTTATACGGCGAGGCTCCCGAACTGATAGTTATAGATAACTTAATGAATGTAGCAGCAGAAACTGACAATGAATGGGCTGGCTTACGTGCGATAATGATGGAACTGCACGATATGGCACGTAAGACCGAAGCCTGCGTACTTGTGCTACACCACGTATCCGAGCAGAGTGAGTATGGATCACCATCTAAACCACCTGCTAGACGTGCCATTCACGGCAAGGTCAGTCAATTACCGGCGCTGATTCTAACGCTTGGCTATGACCCAAGTAACGGTGAATTAAAGGTGGCTGCTGTAAAGAACCGCTTTGGGCCACACACTGCAGATGGCAAGGATTACGCCACGCTGTTTGTAAACTATGCAGCCTGTATGATATCTGATAAAAATGCTTGGGGTGTTATGCTAAGAAACGATGTAATAGCTGGATACCAAGGCAACTATGTAGTACAACCATAGATAGGAATTAGAATGAGTGATGTTGAAAGAGAAGTAGCAATACTTAAAGTTGATTTGGCTAACTTCTTCAATGCGATGATTCAATCTGGCATTGTTGAGATAGTCAAAGATGAAGAAGGACAGATGGTTTACAAAACCAACAAGGTTGTATTGGTAGATGAGTCAGTACAACAAGACTAAAGGTTCTCAGTTTGAGACAGATGTAATGAGGTGGCTCCGTAAAATGGGAGCCGTTGCAGAACGTCTGACTAAAGCTGGAGCAAAGGATGAGGGCGACATCGTTACTGTTATCGCAGGGGAAACTTACATCCTTGAACTCAAGAACAGGCAGACCCTTTCGCTGCCTCAGTTCTGGAGAGAAGCGCAAGTTGAGGCGCTTAACTATGCTAAGGCACGTGGTCTTGGGGAAGTGCCACCGTCTTATGTAATAGTTAAGCGTCGCAACGCTTCAATAGATCAAGCCTGGGTCATTCAGGACCTAGCACAATGGTTAAAGGAGAAACAATGAGTTACAACGAAGGAATTGGTTACATCAGTTCACCACCAAATTACTCATTTGTATGCGAATGTGGACTAATTATTGGTGGCACCGCTGAAAAGGGCGTACACACCTTGTTAAACAAACATAGAGAAAAAGGGATTTTCCATTTAGAATATAAGGAGAAACAGTAATGCCAGTACCAGAAGGTGAATTAACAACAGCAGAGATTTGGAGCGACCCAAATGCCGTCGAAGATCAAACCGTTGAAGAGACGCAAGCAATCGAAGTTCAAGAGGAAGTCAATGCCACAGAGTCAGCGGTGGTCCAAGGTGGAAGTCAGACAGAAGGATGATCTGCCCAAACTGCCTTAAAGCCGGTGAGGAAAACAAGGCTAACCATATAAAGCGTGCAGCGCACTGGCACGAGAAGTGCGAGGGATGCGAATGTCAACACAAGACTGGTCAAGGTTGGGTAAAGGTCGAGGGAGTAAGAACTCCGCTTCTGCAAACGCAATCCCCATAGGTCCAATCGTTTCTTACTTCGGTGGGGAAGTACGAGAAGGTCAAGATGTATCAGTTAAGTGTTGCTTACATAGTGACACACGCAGGTCTGCTGTAATTAATACTTACAGCAATTTATAT